GCTCAATCCATTTAACAAATAATCCCGTATGGTCATATCTCCCGTCTGCATTCCAATCAAAGAAAACAATATCGCCACTTTCCGGAAATGCTGTTATCTTTTTATTCTTTTTGTAATAAGCGACTGCTGTTTGACAACCGGCAAAACCTTTTGAAAAACCGATATTACCTAAAGGCAAACCGGCTTGTGCATAACACCAACTAACAAACATTCCGCACCAAGCAACGCCATCAAATCCAAACCATTTACCGTATTTGGTTTTGTTTGAGTTTAAAGGGACTTCGCCTTGACCAACTTCTTTACTTGCAACCTCGATTATCTTACTCATTACTTATTTTTTTTTGAGTTCTTTATAGTATGACGAAATAAAGCTATCGCAAAGGCGAAGTATATTATCAGCAACCATATTAAACTCTGATTTGTCATTCACTATAAAATATTTTTCTTATGATTACACCTATTAATAAAAGTAGTGTTGTAACGGCTGTACGCCCCCAAAACTTGGTTGTATTATTCTCTTTTACAAGTTCAACAATTTGACTTTCCATTACACTTACTTTATTCTCAACAACTTCCATCAATTTCACAAAGCCTCGATGTCCGTTTAATTCTGAACCTCCTAATAGCAATCTTATTTCACGCACACTGGTTTTAATATCTTCTACATCGCTTTTGTAAATCTTGAAATGATTTTCCAATCGGTCTAGTCTTTCGCTGTCTTCTTTACCCATCTTGATTTTGGTTTGTATCGTTATCAATTGCTTTTTCAGTTGCCGTTGTTTTATTCTTATTGTAAGCATCCGCTATTTTGTTCCCAATGTTTGCTCCTGACATTACACCCGTTAAAACCATAAAAGAATTAAAAACGTTATCGGCTGTTTGGTTGTTGGTAATATTCAAAACATAACTTGCAATCGTATTTGATATCCCTAAACAAATAGAGATTATAAAAGAGGCGAAAAAGGTAAGAGCTTGTTTATCCCATTTTCCGTTTTTCTGTAGCGTGTCGATTAATATTTTAGGTATCATTTTTGGTTTTTAAAAAGTTGATAAAGGACTTCTAACCCAAGTATTTGTTGCAGTACATACATAAATATAACTTGCGTCAATTCTTATTTCACCCAAAGTCCCAGTACTTGTTGAAGTAGCTGGAGCAGTATTTAAAGCAGATAATCTATATTGCGATGACTTTACATTTCCGTTAACTTGAAGTTTGTTAACGCCATCGCCCGATGTTGTGCCTATTAATAACCCATCCGACATAAATCGAGCTACTTCCGAACCCGAAATAGTCATTCTAATTGTTAACGCCCGAATTATTTTATTGAGCCATGCGCTTGAAGTACGATTGTAAGAAGTTAAATAAACATCCCCAGCGTTGTATTCTAATTCTATTCCAGCACCCGTTGGACTAGATAATTGACCTTGTACTTGAAGTCCTAAATTTGCTTTAATTCTTTGTGAATAATCATTAGTTCCAGTCCAAGTATTGTTAGTTGTTAGAACGCTAACCGCTACCGATTTATCCACAACTAAAGTTCTTAATTTCTCATAAACTGAAGTGTAAATTTGTCTGTACCCCACATCGTTTGGATGGATATTATCAACGCTTAACCCCGTAGTAACATCGTAATAATCATTGGTTTGTGAAACGTATATCGGATAATCAGTGCTAAACTCCGATACAACTGTGTTTAAAGAAACGTTTAACGCATCAATTATACCATCTGTCGCATTAGCTGGCGATATTGCATAACCCGTACTATTCATTTTTGGGGCTTCCAATAATACTAACGGATTACTGAATTTTGGCTGTTTCAGGTTTCCGAAAAAGTCAATCGGTAAAGTTGCAGTATTGGTATGTGTTATTTTAATAACATGAGTAGCATCTTCTAAACCACCGAAATACAACATATACGATGCTCTAGTATTTGAATTAACCCCATCGCTAATTCCGTCGGTTTGTTCATTAAGTGTATAGCTTCCTTGTAATACACCGTCGATATGAACGGTAAATGTCCCGTGTACTTCTGCAACTCCATCACCTGAAATCATCGCTACAACTACGTTATTATCTGTAAAGGTGTATTCCATGTAATTACCGTTTACCGACGAATAAGCACCAGCAGTTTTACCACCAACCGTAGTGGCTGCATAACTTGTCCAAGTACCCGAAGTAACTATGCTTGCGTGTCCTGAATTACCTGAATAATATCTGTCTAAAAAGTGATTAACAATAAACCCTCTGTAACCGTTTGTTAACTTTGCAGTTGTTTTAACGCCACTACCACCCCTTCTAACATCATTAAATCCCGACATAAGGAAATTCACTTTTCCATGTGCTGGATTGATATTAGCATAAAATAAACTTAATGCGCTATAAATTCCGCTTCCTGAAACTGCTCTACTTGTGTTTGTTAGGGTGTATAAAGCTGTAATTAATTCACGATATGAATTTCCTGAAGTTGAACCCGAACCAATCGTAATACTATCGCCATAAGTTTCTGAGTTTGATGTATTAAGAGTTTTTACCACTTCAACAACATCGCTACCGCCATCAACTCCATCATAACTAACTGCTGAATTAACATTGCTTAAATTAGTAATGATTTGTAATACATCAGCATCAGGTGAACCACCATCATTATATTTATTAGCTAAATCAGTAACTACTAAACATTCATTTGCAGTTGTGAAAATATCGGATGGTAAAGTTTGCGTTCCATCAACTCCGAATTTATTAATATCAACTCTACCTGTATAGTCTTTAAATCCATCAGTACCTAAAGAAGTAATTCTGTAAATTGTATTTTTAGTTTTAGGTATTGCGCCATCGAAAAAAGTATCCGTTGCTTCAATTCCATCCTTACGCCCTAAAACATTATCATATAAGTTTAAAGCAAAAGCATCAGCACCAAATTTACGAGCCAACCCAAATTTGTCAACAAATTGAATGTGTTTAGCATCACCAACTCCACAAAACTCGTTTGCCAAATCAAAGTCTGTATCTATTGGAACGGAAAATCTATAAACGCCCCAGTTATCAGGAGTTATATAATATAATTCATTGGTCTTGGTTGCGCTTGAAAATGTTTCTACATACGTTCTCGAATTGGCTAAAGATGTTAAAACAGCACCGTTGAAATCAATCATTTCGATATAAGGAGCTACTACGGTATTTTCTAAAGCGTCTATTTCGCCAGCCAATCCGCTATACTGCGTGTTTGTTGCGTTATCACCACTATTCGTTCCGCTTGTATTCTCTAATACAGTAAATTTAGCGGGTTTTAAAAGTCCGGCATTTGTAGCGTCTGCTAATGGTAAAGTTGCATCCGTTCCGGTATCGCTTGTAACTATTCCGTTTGTTGGACTTGCTGTGTAACCAAGATTTGTAGCACCTCCACCCGAAGCACTTACGATAGGATTTAAAGGGTCTGTATTGTCTACTGTAACATTAGTTCCTGCTTGTACACTTTCTAGTTTAGTGCCTAGTAAAGCCATCATTACTGAATAGACCTCTTGTAAGAAGTTTGACTTTTTTATCTTATAACTACTACCCGTTGGAGATTGTGAAATATCATCAGGTTCTACTATATGTATAAGAGCATCCTCTGTAGTAGATGCTGCTTCCGTTAACTCCGTTAATTTTTTATTTACTAATGCCATTATTGAAATATATAGTTATAGTCGTTTTGAAATATGAAATTATCCCCGTCCTGAAATATCTTATTGTAACCGTCAACAATTATAATATCCGTTCCTATTAAGTCCTCACAAAAAGGAGCAAGTTCCTCCTCCATTCCTGTAAAGGTTATTTTGTATTGTTGGTCTGTTCCTTTATCCAGTTTCTCCGCAATTAATCCGTTTCTGAATCCTAAAAGAAAGTAGTTATTATTCCTATCCCTTACAACTATAAAATAATCCTTTCTTAATAACTTCTGAAACTGTAAATTATCGAATGCGCTAATCTTATTAAATGTCAGTTCTAAAGATTGATTATAAAACTTGCCTCCGTCTTCTTCATCACCACTTTGGGTAAATACATCAGTACTTACTAATTCAAACTTATATACGAACGTTTGAGGGAACTCAGTTAAGGTTACACCATCGTAAACAATTTCACTCCTTAATGCTTTCTTATAAGGTGCTAAATAAACTTCCGTAATACCTCCTATTGTGGTTTTACATAGTTTCTCCCTACCTTGTGTTATTTCAAATACCATCCGCTAGTTACTTTAACATTTGTAGTATCGCATCGGTTGTATTCAGGTAGACTATTTTCACAAAGCCATTTTCTAGCCCTGTCAATATATAGTTGTGCTTTGGTTCTTTGTGTTTGTGCTAAATATTGAACTTCATTTTTATCTACTATTGCAGCGTCCGTTGGCTGGTGTTTGAATATACCTCCGTTATCCACTATATAAGAGGCTATTTCCGAATATTCAGCAAATACCTGATGTCTTAGTATCGGTTTAAGATAACTATTGTATAATTCCAAGTATAAACCAGCTAAGGTATCTGCTTCAAAGTCCGTTCTAATCTTTTCGTATAACTCTGTGCCTAATAACGGTTCAATAACAGTAACCTGAACATCGAAAATGCAAGGTTTGTATTTGTCAATATCGACATTACCACCTAAAGGCGTAAATTCGGTTATTTCTGACGGTCTTATTAATAGAATTTCCATTATTTCTTATTTAAAAATCCATTATTAGGCATATTATTTGGCTTTTCATACGCTAAAGGGTTAACCGTTGGCAGTATTTCACCCTCTTTTCGTGCTTGTGATGGTGTAATTATCTCCGCATTTGGGTTATTTACATCGGCTTTTAACCTATATGTTTCTCTTTGCCATACATGACGGCAAGCTCCACCGCCCTTGTATAGTAAAATATCGTAAGTATTCGCCCCCTCAGGACCCCATCCTGCATTTACAACCCTAGAACTCATTAAATTAATGTCCTCCAAACGGTATAATTTGTTAGCGGATATCATTTTTACACAAAATTCTCTACTATTTGAGCGTAATTCACCTATATATCGATACCTACTTTTGAATTTTTCACCATCCTGAACACTTGAAGCGTTTGGAATAGCTATTCCTGTGCTAGCAAAGTGTACATCGGTATCATTATTTACTATTTTAACCTCCGCAAGTTCCCATTCTTCTGACATTTCACCCTCTCCTAATGCGATTAACTCGTCCGCAACGGTTGTATCTAAATTATCTTTAGATAAACAAATATGAGAACTCATTTGTATAGGCTTTTGAACCTCTGTAAGCGGTCTGAAATATAAATCAAGGGTAATATCGTTAATAGCTACAATATCGCTTATAGCGTCAATTAAATACTGTTGTTTAGGCTGTATTACTCTTTTAATCAATTGTGCTTCTGCCGTGTCTAACTCGTCTGCATTATTGCCAAAGCCTGTACTGTCTTTAATTCCGAAAAGCATAGGAGAAACAACTCTGTGTGCCGTCATAATCTGTTGTCTGCTTTCTGCTGTTAGAAAATCCCATTGCTTGTGCTGTTGTTCATTAACAGGGAACGGTATTACGGTAATTTCAGCATCTTTACTACCAAAGTTTAATATAAACTTAGTGGCGTTTGGACTGCCTGTTAATTTAGCTTTGATTTTTTTCTCGAAATCATCTTTTTCTTCTGGTGTTAGTGTTTGACCATCAGGAACGTTTATAATGTACCCTGCACTTAATCCGTTCTTAATTGAATTGATACAGAAGTTAGCAATTTCTTCCTCCATCTCGCAATAAGGAAGTCCTGCCAAGTAATCAGGGTTTGCAAAGTAGTTACACCCTGCGGAATATGGTTTTATAACATAAATTTCAATTTCATCGCTTGAAGTACCCAATACTTTAAACTCCTCAAATCCTATTCTGTTAACTTTACTCCAGTCCTTACAATAGAAGTAACTTTCAATCTCGCCATCTTCATTTTCAATAGATGGAATGACTAGATTTTTCGGTAAGTGATAAATTCCTGCAACACTTTTACGGTCTTTAGTTTTTACAACCTGAATTGCTGCTTCACCAAACAACTGAAAATCAGAAATTATCTTTTTTAATTCAATAGGTTTTAATAGCGATACAAATTCTGCCCATTGCTCAATCTTTTGACTTGCGTCCTTTGCGCTTAATCCTTTACCATAAATCAAATCCCCATAAGACTTGTTTATAGCTGCGTTTGTAACACTTCCGTTGTTCCTGTCAATTATGTATTTATAGAATGAATTAGGAACGCCTTTTTCATCGCCATATAACACCCAGTTTTTAGTTTTATTTTCAACTAACTTAGGTTTTACGTAGGAATTTAATTGGATTAATTTTATATCGTTACTCATAGTGTGAATACATCTTTTGTTATTTGGTAATTCTCTAAATCTGTTTGGTCTGTGATAAACAATTTACCTCTGTAAACAATCTCGTCATCGGAAGTAATTTTAATCTGAAAATTAGAGTTATTTATAAACGCCTCCTCAAAATTTATATAAACATACCCGTCAATAGTTATTGGTGTTAAATCGTAAGTAGTTGTTACGCTCGATTCCTCATTATACAAAGATAAAACTACATCGCCATCGAAATAGAATCGAGGTATAAACACTATTTCGTGTTCCGTATCAATAGGGTTTAATATCTTCATACCTATATAACAAAAAACCTCTCTTTGTGTTTCAAAAGGGAGGTTTTAATAACAAATATTTAGAAAAAATGAAAAACCTAAGCTACTAAAGCTAAGAAAGCTGTTATTGTTGCACTGTCCAACATTGGAGCAAGTGCGCTTTCGGTTGCTAATCCTGTAATATTATACCCGTTGAAGTCTGCTTTCGCTCCTCCTGTTGTTGGCGATACAGTAAAGTCAATTCCATCAGTAATACCAACTACCATATAATTACCCATTCTGTCTTTTACCACCGCTTGTGGATAACCGTAAACCAAGAAATTAAACTCTAAGTTATCTTCTTTGGTAATCTTATGCAAAGCTAATGTAAGCGTTTGCGTGTTTGGCGATGTTCCTGTATTTCTATCTCCCACCATTGATTCAACAAATGTATTTCCATCACCTACTAGGTCGTATTGGAACACCTCTGTTAATAGTGGATTGATTGCAGTAGCAACACCATTGGTAACTGTGAAAGGATTTTCTACATGGTTAAATAAGAATACCTTTGAAGTTCCTGCTATTGCGTCTTTACAACCTTTTAATCTTCCTTGCGTTAAATCACATGGCATATCTTTATATTTTATTTAAAGGGAGTAACTAAACTCCCCTTGTTACTTGTTATTAACCTCTGTAAAGAACGATTTCAGCTCCGTAAGCATAACCAACTGCTCCTGTGAAAACAACTTTAGTACGTACTGTTCCAGATAAGTCTGTTTCGTCCATATCTTTAACTTTGATTTCGTTGTGGTCTGCTAAAAGTCCTGTTACGAAAGTAACATTTGCTTTAGAATACCCTACCATTGTGTTCGCATTCAATCCTTTTATTTCTGTCAAAGTATAACC